GGACAGGAGCCATCTCTTGACATTTTCAATCTCGGATCTGGAGATAGAGGGGATCAGTGCCCTTGGGTTGCCATTAGCGCCGGTATTATCGCCATGAAACACAACATGCGCAAAACTTGCGCCCCACCATCAGACCCCTTAGGCTGGCTCGTCAAGCACTCTAATATCCTCAGCACAGGTGTGAGACCAGGCTAGGGAGGAGCGGACGCCACGCAAATGTTCATGATCAGCTCCGCGGGCTTGTTCGTTAACGAGGGCGTACTGGGCAAGAACAGAGTCCGCATTGTCATAGACGTCCTGAGCAACCACAACAACCCGGGAAAACCGTACTTATGCAAGAACATCGAAACTAGCAAGAAGAACTTCTACGACCTGTGTGTTACCAATTTTAAAGGGAACATGGTCGATACCGTAGTGATACCAATTTACTACGGCCCAGCCGAGTCAGCTAAGGATTCGTGGCACGCGTTTGCTGTTCTCCCCACCTGCACCCATATTGACTATGACCTCGTTGATGGGCCGCACCGTGGGCACGGCGTGATGGACAACATCTACGACTTCTTCAGATACTCCACGCCCGACACCCAGGTTTATCCTCTGGATTGCTGCGACGGCTGCCATGACATGGCCAAAGACCACTGGACAGAACTCGAGAACACTATCACTGACCAGAACTCTGTGTGGGACATTGCTTACTCTCGACCTAAATCAGCCACATCATGCCGATCTTGCAACTTCAAGCTCACCAGGATGGTTCGCCTCGATCCGAGCTTCATCAGCACCCTGAGATGGCTCAGGTCCAAGGACACCCTCAACAGTGCACTCACCCACTTGAGGAACATCCACTCCAAGGTCTTGCACAACCACATCCTCGCAGAGCTCGAGAAGGGTTCCCGCAAACAATCCACAAGTGCCGAACATGAGCAAACCATCTCGCAGAACGATGTCCAAACGCCGAGGCTGATTCAGCACTTCGACGAATTTAGCTCGGGCAAGGGGCCTATTCAACCATCCGCCATGATGCCGCCCATCAAGCTCGGCCACGTCACGATTAACCCAGACACGACCTACAAAATAGCCGAGGGCCTGGCCCAAAGTTCCACCCAGAAGACCGCCGAAGTCATCCACGTTATGAAACAGCAGGAACCCCGGACTGAATCGCGCCTCGCCTATGACCCACAAACCAGGCGGTACGGCCTCACCTCCGTGTGCATGCCCTTCAATGACCCCAGCGTCCGCGACGACATCATCGTCGACGCCTCACGATCCACCTATGACCCGTCCGAGTGTCACGAACTATCAGGATCTGTCACTGTGCTCTTGCCCATAGCTCTCCACAAAGGCTCTGTCCTACCGTGCACCCAGTGCAAATGCGCCCGCAACTCGCTCTCCGCTCTAGCAAGAGCTAACAACGCCCAACAGCCAAATGACCCTGTCTTGACAAACAACTTCCTCTAGTTCGTTCAAGTTTTCCTTGAAACCCACTACCCCGCTGGTAAACTCGTCAGCTAGAGTAAACATATAGATCTTATTGAGGTGGCTGAAGAGTACCTAGCTAATCAAGACAAGCCAGTGAGCGTCAAGGCGAGAATCCTCGACGAGTTCGCCCGCGTGGTTCTCGGCGACCACCGCAAACTTCGCTTGAGCGTCACGTCACACATCAAGACGGAAGTTGTGTCTGACACGCGAGCCAGGATCATTTAGGCCGTTGACGACGCAGCTCGCTTCGTGCAGCAAGGAGTCTACAGCGTCATACACGAGCGCATTTACGCAAGCGACCACATGATTAAACACAAAACCCCCGCAGAGCTGCAGGACAGACTGCAAGGCATGGCCAACAAGTATGATCACGTCGGAACGAACGACATGTCGGCGTATGATTCAAGCCAACGGTTCGCCATCTCTCAGGTCGAACGGATAACAATTAAACATCTGACTGGCGAGAAATGGGCTGAACTGTGGGACGCAATCGGCGTAAGCAGCATGACACAATACTTCTCTGGCATACTCGTTCACACACCTTACCAGATGCCGAGCGGGAAGATCACAACAAGCTCCACCAACACCTTCCTGAACCAGATGCTCATCACCTGGGCAATGACAGTTTAAAAGAAGAAGGTTGGAGTGGACTATGATTTCCTCGTTGAGGGGGATGATAATATCATCTTTTTCAATGA